GGCGAACAGGATGCCTTTGACGATGATGTCGCGGGTGTTTAAAAACTTTTATTGTATAAATAAACTATAATGAATGAAGATCTGATTGAACTTATTCGGAATGCCGCTCATGATCATCTCTTTCATGTGATGAGAAATAAAAGGTATTACATGGGTGATTGGTACTTGAATTTTAGTACCACTCAATACATGAACGAACGAGTTCATAAGAACGGATTCAAAACAAGCGAAAACATTATTAATAAGTTGAAGTCGTTTGATCCGAATGGATCATATCTAAACATGGGTACTGCCGCTGGTCATTTACCATGGGCGAATAATGTATTAGAAGCTGGACTTCGTATTGACAATGTAGAATGGGACGATCAATTAATATGTTGTGAGACCCTTCGAAAGTCATTTGGTATAAATATAAATTACACTTGTAATAATGTGAATGATGACGATTTTGAGATAAGAGGGTGCGAAGAAACATACGACTATGTTATTTTGCAAAGATTCTTCCCAATATATCATACGTTAAATGCAGAAGCAATGCGTAATGTTTTGAGAAAGTTTAAACCCTATGCTCGCAAATCGGTCATTGTTGAAGCCGACCAAAATTGGTCAGAAGGTGTATTCGAAGATCTGTTATCGTTTTCAGAACGAAGAACGGATCTAGGACGGGGTTGGAGTCTCATAGTAACGGATTTAGGTAAAGCATGAATTTTAAAGAGTTACGAGAAAAGAGAATGCCAGCTGGCAAACATGTCTTTGACAAGAAAGTCAATAGACATTCCGTCATGATACACAAAGACAATAAAGGTTTCACAGTCTACATTGACGGTGATAAACTGGATACATTCCGAAACCAAAAAGAAGCGGAGAAGGCAGGTGTCGAATTCGCTAAGGAAATGTAAATGAAGCTGATTGCAGAATACAATGAATCCGATGTACATTGCATCGTAGAGAAAAAAGAGGACGGATCTAAGAGTTACGTCATCGAAGGTGTGTTCGCGCAAGCAGAACAAAAGAATCGCAACGGACGTATCTACCCCAAGGCCATCATGGAAAAGGCGGTAGGTAAGTACGTTACTGAACAGGTTAGCAAGAAGAGAGCCGTTGGTGAGTTGAATCACCCCGAAGGCCCTACTGTTAACCTTGATAAAGTTTCTCACCTCATCACTGATCTCCGTTTTGAGAACAATGATGTGGTAGGAAAGGCACAAATATTGGATACTCCAATGGGTCAGATTGTAAAAGGTCTACTCGAAGGTGGCGTTCAACTAGGTGTGTCAACTCGTGGTATGGGTAGTCTTGAGAACAGGGGTGGTGTCATGTATGTTCGGGATGATTTCATCCTTAACACTGTGGACATTGTACAAGATCCTTCAGCGCCTGGTGCTTTTGTAAATGGCATCATGGAAGGTGTTGATTGGGTCTGGAATAATGGTATCCTTGAACCTCAAGTCATTGAAAAAATGGAGACAGAAATTAAATCGGCTCCGACAAAGCATCTCTATGAGACGCAGGTTCGTGAGTACAAGAATTTCCTCTCAATGTTAAAATCCAACTTTAAGGAGTAAAACATATGTCTGAAGTAGACCAAAATGTTGAGCTTCCGGAAATTGAGGAAGCTAGTGCTCAGAAAATGCCCGTAGGTGATGAGCAGCAGTCTGTCGCTGCAACTGATAAGGCGTCTGGTTCAACGAAGCAGGCACCTAAGCGTAAAGGCGATATGGCAAACAAGGACGAGCCTGCGGGCACGCCCAAGTCAAAAGCAGCAATGATCAACGCAATGACATCTAAGATGGCAGGCATGAGTGGTAAATCACTCCAAGCTATGTACAGCAAGATGGAAGGTGTTGAAGTGGAAGCGGACGAAGATGCAGTTGAACTGCCTGAGTTCACTTACACCGATGAACTCGACGCACTTGTCGAGTCAGAAGCAACTTTGTCCGATGAGTTTAAAGCGAAAACTGCTGTCATTTTTGAGACTGCAATTAAGTCTAAACTCTCTGAAGAAGTAGAGCGTTTGGAAGATGAGTATCAAACTCGACTCGAAGAGGAATTGAACGAAACTCGTTCTGACCTCGTAGAGAAGATTGATTCATACCTAAACTACGTAGTTGAATCTTGGATGGAAGAGAACAAGCTCGCTGTTGAGCAGGGTCTCCGTACAGAAATCGCTGAAGGGTTCATGAACTCTCTCCGTGATCTGTTCGAAGAGTCTTACATCTCTGTACCCGAATCCAAGGTAGACCTCGTGGACGAACTCGCTGACCAAGTTGAAGAGCTCGAAGAGCGACTCAACCTATCAACAGGTCAGGTTATCGAGATGACTGAAGAACTACAAGAACACAAGCGCAATGCGGTTATCCGTGAAGCGTCACGTGATCTTGCAGAAACACAGGTAGAAAAGCTTGCTGGTCTGGTTGAAAGTCTTGATTTTGAAGACGAAGAAACTTTTGCAGCGAAGGTCAAGACTGTTAAAGAGTCTTACTTCACTAAGGAAGTATCTTCTGACGAAGAGACAATCAGCGAAGATTGGGAAGCAGATGTCACTACAGAGACAAACACTGTAATGGACATGTACCTCAACGCAATCAAAAAATCTAATAAGTAAGGAGTATACTAATGCAATCGGTATCTTACGACAAGTTGGTTGAGAAGTGGAGTCCCATTCTCAACGAAGAGACGGCAGGTGAAATCAAAGATTCACACCGTCGACAAGTAACTGCTGCAATCTTGGAAAACCAAGAGAACGCTTTCCGTGAGGAAGCACAACTCAACGAAGTAGCAGCTAACTCAAACACAGCGGTAACTGGCGCTTCTAACGGTGTAACTGGTGCAAACTGGAACCCCGTAATGATCGCTCTCGTACGCCGCGCAATGCCTAACTTGATGGCATACGATCTGTGTGGTGTTCAGCCCATGACTGGCCCTACTGGTCTTATCTTTGCTATGCGTAGCAAGTACAAGACTCAGAAGGCAGGTGTTGGCCCCGGCACTAACGCATCATCTGGTGTAGACGGTGAAGCACTGTTCGACGAAGCTGCAGTTTCATACTCAGGTGACTCAGCGGTAGGCGGAAACGGTTCACTCGGCCCATCTGGTCTTGCTGGTGTTTCTGACACTGGTGGTGTTGAATCATCTATCGTTGACTCAGGTACAGACTACGTACCTGGCGGTATTGGTACTCCATCTGCAACTGCTGGATACACTACAGAGCAAGCTGAAGCGCTCGGTACTGCATCTGGTACAGATTTCGCAGAGATGGGATTCACCATTGAGAAGTCAACTGTAACTGCACGTTCACGTGCGCTGAAGGCAGAGTACACTCTCGAACTCGCACAAGACTTGAAGGCAATTCACGGTCTTGACGCAGAGACAGAGCTTGCAAACATTCTGTCTACAGAAATCCTTGCTGAGATCAACCGTGAAGTGATCCGTACAATCAACGCTCAGGCGAAGATTGGTTCACGTCAAGACGGTCTTCAGACTAAGGGTATCTTCGATCTTTCAACTGACGCAGACGGTCGTTGGTCAGTAGAAAAGTTCAAGGGTCTGTTGGTTCAATTGGATCGTGAGTGTAACGTAATCGCGAAAGAAACTCGTCGTGGTAAGGGTAACACAATCATCTGTTCTTCAGATGTTGCGACTGCTCTTGTTGCTTCTGGTATGCTTGATTACGCTCCTGCGCTTTCAACTAACTTGAACATCGATGACACTGGTAACACATTTGCAGGTGTATTGAACGGTCGTATCCGTGTATACATCGACCCATATGCAGTTGACGATTATGTCACTGTTGGCTACAAGGGTACTAACCCCTACGATGCTGGTGTATTCTACTGCCCATACGTACCTCTACAGATGGTACGTGCGGTTGGCGAGAATGACTTCCAGCCACGTATCGGGTTCAAGACTCGTTACGGCATGGCGTCAAACCCATACGTTGACGGTGGTCAGAACAACGGTCTTGCTGCATTCCGTACCAACCAATACTACCGTATCTTCCGCGTCGACAACATCCTCGCATAAGAACGATAATAAAGTAGTAATAATTGGGACTCTTCGGAGTCCCTTTTTTTTGGCATTAAAAAAGGGGCCGTAGCCCCTTGTTGATTTTTTGATTTTTTGATTATTCGTCTTCGAACTCTAAATCAATGTTGAAGACTTTACCATTAGTCGCATTGTTTTTCTGGAATGCAATGTTGTCTCTCATGTTAAAGATAACAGGTTCGTTCAGATTGTGACATGCACTCAAAGCAGGAAGAGCTCCATATACTTTGATTTGATTGCGGTGACCCTCTAACCATTCTGCATTACCACGAGAATCTTGAACACGATAAAGTTCAAACTCTGCAACGAACTTACGTAAACGATTATTGTAAATCGTTTCGTAATCAAAACCTTCTAACACACTGGTGTGAATAATAAGGCGAATTTCTTTAGTTGGGTTCTCGGAAGCCAACTTATTAGCACGGCGCATTGCCTTTGCAGATGAGTTAGAAGCGACCGGAACATAAATCACCTTATCGGTGTTGATCATCTTATAGTCTTTCATGTAGACAGAGATGCGGAACTTGTTGTCTGTTGACTCACCCCATGGGATGACGATGTCAACATCTGTGTATTGGTTCTGTACTTCTTGTACGATTCGTGTGCGAACCTTATCAGAAAAGACACCCTTACCACACATACGATCTACTGCAGCACGCATAGCGTCGGAGTCATTGACATCGACACCAGCTTCACCTTTCGAAGACTCATGTAAACGAATCAACTTGGTGAGACCACGCTTCACGTCAAACTGCGAAGGTGGAGAGTTTGGATCGTGGTGAGTGTTAAACGCTTGACCAGACTCGATCAGTGCTTCCTGAAGAACCGCAGCCGACGGGTTACCTTTGGTACCGTATCGTGCAACGATCATGTTCTTCATACCAAGATCCTTAGCGATCTTGATTCTTGTGTTCCCCGTAATGATGTGGGGAGAGACCGCAGCACGGAAAAACACAGATGGGAAGATATATTTCATCTTCCATCCGTTCTGTGTGACAGATTGCTTGATCTCCTGATAACGAAGGTTCTGTCCACCAGACCTATCTTCTTGATAGATCTCGAACATTTCGAGAGGCACGATTTCGAAACCTTCGAACTGTAAGTTGCGGTGGAGGTCTTCACCGAACATATGTGGTTCGGTAGTTTCCCAAAAGGGTTGGAAGTTTTCTTCCACAAGACGCAGGTCTTCATCCGTGAAACCACCTTGTAGTTCACGCAGAGACTTTACGATTTGGATTTCCTGAGAAGCGGAAGATACGGCTGAGGCTAGATTTGTTACTGACATATTATATACTCCTAGTATATTGAAGTTAAAGTTAAGATAGAGTGGTATTCTCTACTTGTATATAGTACCACAAGTATTTCAGTGTGGCAACACTTTTTATCGAATAATATCGATATTTTCTGGATTAACGTTCCACGTCTCTACATCTGTACGCAAACGTCCATCCTTTTTGAGACTGTCATATCGGTTGATCGCTTTCTTACGCCACCACTCAATGACTTGATCCGCCTCAAATCTTTCGTAGTTCTCTTTCTTGATCAGTGTGTCTGTTTCAAGATTGAGATACTGAGGTACGTTCTCGTACCCGTATGTGGAAAAGAATGACCGTTTCTTTTCGGTCAAACCTTTCGCATTAGAAAAAGTCTCACAGAACTTCGCATATGCCCCTTCATCATGAGATTTGAGAGAGGATTTGATGATAGACACCATCTTGGTCTGTGTCTTCAGCTTGCGGGAGGACGCATCCGAAGGAACCAAGTGTTCACCGTTATTCTTTTCACGAAACCAATCATTTAGTTTACGAAAGTTTTCATCATTGATCAACGGGGCGAAGTTTGAATCTGTGAGACCGTTAAACCGGAGTAATGGTTTCATTCCGTCGTACATAGACATGGACTTAGATGAACCATACAGACTCGTTGTTTCGAACATACAAATGTTCGCATCGTACTTTTTGTTCAATTCTCGACGTACTGTGTGAGAACAACAAAGGGCTGCAAGTAACTTACCACCCAAATAGTTGAAACCGAATGGTTGAGTCGGCACGATATTGAAACCCATGATGACACTCTGATTGAATCTCTTCATGACATCGGGGTTCATTGTATCCAACGGCCGACCCAGCCATTCGTTTCGTGGACGTGAGTTAATGGTAGGTGACCCAAAACGAATCATACCAATAATCATGTCCGTATTGCTTTCTTTGACCAACCACAACATTTGCTTGCCTGGGATACTTGACTCGACAGGAGCTGAGGTAGTCACTTCCATATACCGCATGAACTTTTCTTGCGAACATGGATGGAACGTAATGTTCATATCAGACGGATGCATATCAAAGGAACTGAAGAGATCATCCTCAGGCCCCATGCCAGGCAAAGACATAGGAAACGCCTTCATACGTTCCATCTTAACCTGCCTCATGTAGTCATCGATCCGGTCGAAGGTTCCGAAGAAATCTTCGAATACATTCGCCGCATACAGTGCATCTTGTCTTGATAAAATCATCTTGTTCCTCTCACAATGTACACATTATATAACAACTCTGGATGGAATTCAACTATAAATAAAAGAAAATCTAATCTTTGAGGATGATATGGCACAAGATACATTCGATTGTGGAACCAACTACTTAGAACCCACGGGGTTCAAGGTTCTGATCAGTCGTGAAAAATACCCAAACCTTCAGTTCTACGCACAAGCTGTGAGTCATCCGGACATGAACCTTGTGGAAACACGAGTCGGATATCCTCGTGTGAGTACGGTCGCATTTACTGGTGAGTCGTTAGAGTTCGGGCCACTTAACATCGATGTTCTTTTGGACGAAAATATGCAGTCCTATCGCGAACTGTATGATTGGATGGAAAGGTGTGTTGAGTTAGAACACCAACAAGGCAACGTTGATGCGACAGTCGACAACTTCTACAACGACATCACCGTCACAGTTTTGACCAGTCACAACAACGCAAACCGAACGTTTAAGTACATCAACTGTTTTCCTATAAATCTAGGTGCGATACCATTTACCGCACAATCAACGGGTGAATACCTCACCTTCCCCGTTACATTTAGATTTGACTACTTCACCTTTTCGTGATATACTATAGTAGTTTTTAACTACGGAATTTGCAATGAATCTTGAAAGAATATTGGAAGAGTGGAAGACCGACTCTCGTATCGAAATGAATGCACTGGATGCCAGTTCGGTGCAGACTACCGTACTACATGCCAAGTATCTGGAACTTCACGCCACCTACAAACTCAAGCTGAAAGACGCAGAGTTCAAGCAATCTATTCTCATGAAGAATAAGTGGTTGTGGTATCATGGAAAACTGTCCCAAGATGAGATCGACAGGTTCGGGTGGGCATATGATCCGTTCGATGGACTGAAGATACTCAAGGGTGACATGGCACAATTCGTCGAAGCTGATCCTGAACTACAGGAATCAGAGGCGAAGATCGAGTACCTTAAAACCACTATAGATACACTCAAGGATATACTGGAGAACCTGAAGTGGCGACACCAGACAATCCGTAACACATTAGAATGGAAAAAGTTTGAGGCTGGATTTTAATGGACATAGGTTTACTTGGGTTACTCGCAGTTTTTCTGTGTCCGATGGTATTCGGGGGTATCACCATGTACTACTCACACGAGTCCATACATGAAGAAACATTGAGACGATGGAAGTCATAAAGTTCAAGATGAAGAATTATGCCATGCTTCAGATGTTGGAGTGTGCGCCTAATATCGTCTCTGAATTGAGTGACCATTTCACGTTCGAAGTCCCAGGCGCGAAGTTCATGCCAGCTGTAAAGAAACGAGTCTGGGATGGCAAGATTCGTATGTTCAACCGCACCAACGGCGAGATCAATGCCGGACTATACGAAGCCATACGAAAATTCGCAGCTGAACGTGGGTATGGTATCAAAGTGGAGGAGGGGCCTTATGGTTTCCCCTATGACCGTAACAAAGTTCCTCACATGGCATTTCAAGAGTTTCTTGACGGAATAGATCTTCCATTCAAACCACGTGACTACCAATACGATGCTATCGTGCACGGCATTGAAAACAAACGTGCCATCCTACTATCACCGACCGGCTCCGGTAAATCGTTTATCATCTATACTCTTATGCGATGGTACCTCGCAAACCACGACAAGAAACTTCTACTCATTGTTCCCACGACATCTCTGGTAGAACAGATGTACAAAGACTTCTCTGACTACGGTTATGATGTGGAAACAAACTGTCACCGCATCTATTCCGGTAAGGATAAAGAGACCGATAAAAAGGTAATCATTTCTACATGGCAATCGATCTATAAGTTAGGGCCGCCATGGTTTCAACAGTTCGGTTGTGTCGTCGGGGATGAGGTGCATGGATTCAAATCTAAGTCTCTGTCGTCGATTATGAACAAAGCAATCAAGGCAGAGTATCGATTTGGGTTGACCGGTACACTCGACGGAACTCAGGTACACAAGCTGGTACTCGAAGGTTTATTCGGGCCTGTACATCGTGTGACCACCACTCATGCTCTTCAAGAATCTAAGACTCTCGCGCCACTTGATATCAATGTTATAGTATTAAAATACAAACGCGAACATTGTTTATTGACAGACAAAAGGACATACCAAGATGAAATTGATTTCCTCGTTACATACGAAAAAAGAAACAAATTTATTGCCAACCTGGCTGCGGATCAAGAAGGAAACACTCTGGTACTTTTTAATCTCGTTGAACGTCATGGCAAAGTCCTTCGGGATTTGATAGATGAACGACTCAAAGAAGGACAACGTTTATTTTATGTTTCCGGAGAAACAAAAACCAGTGATCGAGAACAAATACGGGGTATTGTGGAGAAGCAAAAGAACTCTGTTATACTTGCTAGTTTGGGTACTTTCTCCACTGGCATTAATATCAAAAACATTCATAACATCATATTCGCATCTCCTAGTAAAAGTCAGATCAGAGTATTACAATCAATAGGTCGAGGTCTTCGTGTTGCAGATGACGGAAGTGCATGTAATCTATTTGATATAGCTGATGACCTACACTGGAAGTCCAAAAAAAATTTCACGTTGTTACACAGCGGAGAAAGAATTAAGATATATAATCGTGAGAAGTTTCCTTTTAAAATTACACAGGTGAGTATATGATGGAGTTGATACAATTTAAATTGACCAGCGGAGAAGAGGTGGTTGCCGAAGTCATGGAGTATCCAGACCAGCATATGCCTGAGTATGTAGTACGCAATGCTTTTAGTGTACGTTCGATGATGAACATGGAAGACGAAATGTCTATGAGTTACGGACTGTCTCCGTGGATGATGTTACAGGAGCGATCAACAGATTTCATTTTAGTCAACCCTTCATCTATTGTTTCAATCGCAAAACCATCTGATTTTATGTTACGTGAATGGAATCACGCAATGTCATACACAATGAAAGCTCACAAAGAAAGATTGAAAAGAAAAGAAGAATTTGATGCAGATGTTCTTCGAAAGATCGAACAGTACACACAATCTCTAGCGAATGAAGTTGCGGGTGCATCCGATTCTGAAACATCCAATATTATCAATTTTCCAGATCCAGATACTCTTCACTAAACCTTATATTCAATTAGCGGCGGCGTTAGAGCTCTAGGGTACCACATCTTTAGAGTTTTGGCAAGCCCCTTGTATTTGACTGTGAGTTGTAATATAATATATGAAATATATTTGAGGTATGTCTATGAAACCAAAAGAAAAACCACATTACGTAAACAATGCAGAGTTTTCACAAAGTGTGGTCGAGTATGTGAGATCTGCTCGCGCAGCCACCGCAGAGGGTAAACCCGTTCCCGTCGTAACAGATTATATCGCGTCTTGTTTTTTAAAGATATGTGAGGGGTTGTCTGTCAAGGCAAATTTTGTACGATATACCTATCGTGAAGAAATGATGATGGATGCCGTCGAAAACTGTCTAAAAGCAATTCAGAACTATGATATCGATAAGGCGACTCGCACCGGTAAACCAAATGCATTCTCTTACTTCACTACTATAGCTTGGTATGCCTTCCTACGGCGCATCGAAAAAGAAAAGAAACAACAAGAGATTCGACTCAAGTATATCGCAGAGAGTGGCCTTGAGAACCTCATGAGTGAGGAAGAAGGCAATGAAGAAGCGATTCGTGCAACACAGGCCTTCGTAGACGAACTGAGGGTTCGCATCGATGCGGTCAAGGATTCCGATGTTGCAATCAAAGAGTTCAAGAAAACTACCAAGAAACGCAGACGAAGAAGAGTCGACTCCGATCTGTCAGATTTTCTGGGAGAAGATGATATATGAAAATCGCACTGCTGAATGACACACACTGCGGAATCCGTAATAGTTCTCAGATCATGATGGACTACCAAGAACGATTCTATGGTGAGGTATTCTTTCCGTATTTGATTGAAAACGGTATCACCAAGATCTTGCACCTTGGGGACTACTATGACAATCGGAAGTTTATCAACTTTAAAGCTCTGGAACACAATCGACAGATCTTTCTGGAAAAACTCCGTGAATATAAGATACACATGGATATCATCCCCGGCAACCATGATGTGTACTATAAGAACACAAACGATCTGAGTGCACTCAAAGAACTGCTGGGTCACTACATGGAAGAGGTTCGCATCATTGAGAAACCCATGGTGGTCAACTATGACGGTCTGGACATGGCACTCGTGCCGTGGATTAATGCAGAGAACGAAGAAGAGTCACTGAAGTTTTTACAGACGTGCAAAGCTTCGGTGGTGGGTGCACACCTAGAACTCGAAGGGTTCGAGATGCAGGCGGGCATCCCTTGTACTCATGGTATGTCTCCCGCAGTCTTTGACCGATTCGAAACGGTATTGTCGGGTCACTTCCATACCCGATCGCAGAGTGGTAATATTCACTATCTGGGATCACAGATGGAGTTCTTCTGGAGTGACGCACACGATCCCAAATACTTCCATGTGTACGACACCGACACTCGTGAACTGACTCCCGTTCAGAACACCGTGACTCTTTTTGAAAAGATTTACTACGACGATACTGGTAAGACGCCGTGGGCAGTCAAGTCACCGATGGTCAAGGACATTCGTCATCTGGACAACAAGTTTGTCAAAGTCATCGTTGTCAACAAGTCTGATCCCAAGCTCTTCGATTCGTTCATTGATCGAGTCAACTCTCGTAAGATTCACGAACTGAAGATCGCAGAGAACTTCGAAGAGTTCGTGGGATCGGCCGTCGATGATGATAAAGTTTCGGTTGAATCTACCGAAGACTTGTTGTATACTTATATCGATGCAGTGGATACTCCGCTGGACAAAAACCATATCAAGAGTATGGTTCGTGAATTGATGGTTGAGGCACAAACGCTAGAACTCGTATGATTATATTCAAAACACTACGGTACAAGAATTTCTTGTCTACCGGTGATTCGTTTACTCAAATTGATCTGAACAAATCTACTACTACACTTATCGTGGGTCAGAACGGCGCGGGGAAGTCCACCATGTTGGACGCCCTTTCGTTTGGTCTATTCGGTAAGGCACATCGGAACATCAACAAGAACCAGATGATCAACTCTATCAACGGCAAAGCTTGCGTCGTAGAAGTTGAGTTCACTGCCTTGGGTTCTGAGTATAAAGTAGTGCGTGGTATCAAACCCGTCAAGTTTGAGATCTACCGTGACGGTACATTGATCAATCAAGACAGTCACAATAAAGAGTATCAGAAGGTACTTGAACAGAACATTCTCAAACTAAACCACAAATCTTTTCACCAGATTGTGGTGTTGGGGTCTTCGTCGTTCACGCCATTCATGCAGTTACCTGCACAACACAGACGGGATGTGATCGAAGATCTTTTGGACATCAACGTGTTCTCTAAGATGAACAGTATTCTTAAAGAGAAGTTTTCTGTCATCAAAGAATATGTACGTGCAAATGCAGCTGAACTGGATAACGTTCAATATAAAATAAACACTCAGTCTAAGTACGTTGAGAATCTGGAAAAGAATCAGAGAGACAACCGTAACGAGAAACTGACAGAGATTGCAAAACTCGAAGAAGCGATCAACAATGTGCGTTTGGGTATGAATGGCATAGATCGTTCACAGCTCGATGAGTTGCGTAGTCAACATGATGCGATCAGTGATAAACTGACAGAGATCAAGAAGTTCGATCACCAGTTTGGGGTCAAACAGAAGGAACTCAATAAAGAGATTATATTTTATGAAAATAACACCACTTGTCCCACCTGTGATCAAGGTATCGACGAAGGACTTAAACAAACGAAGACAGACGCCGCCGCAAAGAAGTGGGACGATCTCGAAGAGGGTAGACACCAAGCCGCAGCAAAGATAGAAAAGTTAAGTCAACAATTAGCAGAAGTTGCTGATGCGTCTGTACAATTGCAAGATGACATTAGAGATCTTGATAAGAAACAGGTAACAATCGATGGATACCAAAAACAGATTACAAGTATACATGATTACTTGGCCCGACAAGAGTCAGACACTACTGACATTGAGTCCGAAAAATCTACACTCATGGATCTCAATGAGGATCGAGAACGACTACGAGAACAAAAATCCCAGCTCGGAGAGGACGTTGCGTATTCGACAGTTATCACCGAACTGCTCAAAGACACGGGTATTAAAACGAAGATTATTAAACAGTATCTACCCGTCATCAACAACCTCACAAACAAGTATCTACAAGTTTTAGACTTCTTTGTGTCGTTCCATCTTGACGATACGTTCAAGGAGTCTATCAAGTCACGACACCGTGATGAGTTCTCATATGATTCGTTCTCTGAGGGTGAGAAACAACGCATCGACCTCGCGCTTCTATTCACATGGAGACAAGTGGCTAAGATGAAGAACTCAGTGTCGACCAATCTTTTGATACTGGATGAGACATTCGATTCGTCATTAGATGTCGAGGGTGTAGACAACCTCACTAGCATTTTGGATACATTGGGTGACGATACTAATGTGTTCATCATATCCCACAAGGGTGAACTACTGGATGGTAAGTTCGAGGACAAGATCGAATTCGTCAAGTCCAAAAACTTTTCGAAGGTAGCTTGAAACCAATCAATACTTTTGTTATACTAATCGTAATTCAATACAGGAAAATATTATGGAACTCTCCGAAAACACTCTCAATGTTCTCAAGAACTTTGCGACTATCAATTCAAACATTGTCATCGAGGCGGGTAACGTCGTCAAGACAATCTCTGAGTCGAAGACTGTTCTCGCTCGGGCAGAGTTGGGTGAATCACTTCCACGTACATTTGGGATCTATGAACTAACAGAGTTCCTGAGTGTCATGAGTCTGGTTGACCAAGCTCGTCTCGACTTCAACGAAGAGTATGTGACGATCTCAGATAACAGTGGTCGATCTAAGATTAAATACTTTTATTCTGAACCCGATATTCTGACCAAACCCACCAAAGAAATTGTCATGCCCGAAGCAGAGGTGACTTTTACTCTCGATCGTGCGACCATGGCAAAACTGCGAAAGGCAGCAATGGTTTTGGGTCACGGTGAGGTGACTGTCACTAACGAGGATGGTGTCATCAATCTGACTGTCACTGACAATGATGACTCTACCTCAAATGCATTTTCGATTCAGGTCGAGGGTGAGTGTACCACAGACAATTTAAGAGCTGTCCTAAGTATAGGAAATCTCAAGATGGTTGATGGTGACTATAGGGTCTCTCTGTCATCGAAACTTATTTCACACTTTGTGAACACAGAATCCAATATGCAGTATTGGGTAGCGCTACAGAAAAACAGTACATTTTAACAGGAGCAAATTATGGAAGTTAACGATTCCTTTGTGGATCTAGTAAATCGGGTCACCCGCAGCACTGTCGCTGTGGTTGATACGGTGTCATCACGTGGCGGTTTTCGTGGTGAGGAACTCTCAACGATTGGACAACTGCGTGATCAATGTATCGCATTAATCCAAGAGCTTGAGGCAAAGCAATCTGAAGCCGAGGATTCCGGCGAGGAGTAAATTATGGAAATCTTTTTTTCCGTATTATTGCTTTTAGGCATCGGCATTGGCATCTACATGTTCACGCGAACCAGTGAAGGTTTGCTTGACATGGACGGTGATGGTGACGTTGATTTAGATGATGTTGAAGTGGCGGTTCGTGAACTGGCTTCATTGACCAAAAGTGAACTGTTAGAGTACGCTGAGAGTCAAGGTATTGACATCCCTAAATCGTGGACTAAAGCAAAAATACTTGCACGTCTCGACGTTTAATGATACAATGGGGACTCTGTCCCCTTTTTTTATTATGGTGATTTATGAACGATTTTCTCTGGGTGGAGAAGTACCGCCCGCAAACTGTTTCCGAATGCATTCTCCCTAAATCTCTCAAGAAAACATTTTCTGATATTGTTGCTACTGGTGAGATTCCAAACATGTTATTCACGGGTACGGCTGGTCTGGGAAAGACCACAGTTGCCAAAGCTATCTGCAATGAACTGGATCTTGACTACATCCTTGTTAATGGATCAGAAGATGGCAATATCGATACTCTGAGAAACAAGATTAGACGATTCGCATCATCGGTCTCATTGTCCGGTGGTTACAAGGTGGTCATCCTTGATGAGGCAGACTATCTCAATCCTCAATCAACACAACCTGCCCTGCGCGGATTCATCGAAGAATTCTCTGACAACTGTCGGTTCATTCTGACATGTAACTTTCTGAACAAGGTGATCGAACCCCTACATTCTCGATGTGGTGTGTATCACTTCAATACGTCCAAGAAAGATATGCAAGATCTGTGTGGCGATTTCTATCAACGAGTCATTCGTATTCTTCATGAAGAGAATGTCGATTCAGCTGGTCAGATGAAAGACCTTGCAACATTGATCATGAAACATGCACCGGACTGGCGGCGTGTTCTGAATGAACTGCAACGATCCTCAACGTCCGGAACCCTACAGTTACGAGTCAACGTCGACAACAGCAACTATGACAATCTGTACAAGAGTCTACGTGACAAAGACTTCAAGAAGATGCGGTCATGGGTTGTAAATAATGTGGACGCTGATCCAGCTTCAATCTTTCGGCATATATACGACAACATGTACGAAAAGGTCGACCCTCAATCAATACCACAACTGGTTTTGATTCTGGCAGACTATCAGTACAAGGATGCGTTTGTGGCTGACCACGAACTTAACCTAGTTGCTTGCATGACTGAGATCATGGCGAATGTAGAGATGAAATAAATGTTTCCTACTGATCATGTCTGGTATCTTCCAAACAATATCGATGTGGTAACGTGTCCTAAAAACGGTATGACCAGTTTCAAAACGTTTTACTATGCTGCATATCGAAAATTAGAAAACCGATATATGAGTGCGGAACACCGTGCGTATAATCCTGTAAAGGGTGGGCCGATTCATTTAAGAGATAAACGTGTCTGGGATATGTCATCGTTTCGAGAGTATCCGTTTCGTGAAGGTTCTGCTCGGTTTGCAGTCAAACGAGACCCCGTACGTCGATTTGTTTCAGCTGTGGAATACCTGCAAGAACGAGGCCCGTTGACACAAAAACGGTGTGAACGTGACTACACCCACTATAAGAAAGTTTCTGATCTGTTAGATGACATGGAAGACAACAAGGTCTTTGAAGTCCATTTGATGTCTCAGACCCATTTTATGGGTGAACGTTGCAAATACGAACACATATATGATATAGTGGATATGGTTCATATGTTCAGGGAATTGTCGCGAAGACTTGGAATTCGATGGTCGTCTCAAATGAATCCAAGACTGAACACAATGAAAAGACCGGACAACAAAAGAATCACAAACGATTTGAGTCCTACAGATATTGTAAGGATCAAGTCATTGTATCAAATAGATTATGAAAACGGGTGGTGTTAATGAATCCCTTCGATTATGTTACTGCAATTAATTATACCAAGAAAGACCTCATGGTTGATGATGAGACAGAGAAAGCTTATCAACCATTCTTGGTGAATCGTTCCTTGTCTTATTTTAGTGATACAGTTCACATTTCTAATGCGATGAACACAAAACATTTCCTAGACAAGAAACTTCAGTTCCACTTTCTACTAAATATAACTAGAAAGAAGAAGAGGTTCTCCAAGTGGGAGAAACCGATTGAACTAGATGAGATGGAATTGGTTAAGGAATATTATGGTTATAGCAACGAGAAAGCTCGTACTGCTCTGACTGTCCTTTCAGCCGAAGAATTACAACAAATAAAAAGAAGGATAGACAAAGGTGGTAGACGTTAGCGTACCATGGACACCCAATGATATGTTGGAGATTGTCTTGCACGAACCCGATGATTTTTTAAAAGTACGTGAGACACTCACGAGAATCGGTGTGGCTTCACGCCATGAAAAAAAGTTATTTCAGTCATGTCATATTCTACATAAGCAGGGTAGATACTTCATCGTTCACTTCAAAGAGTTGTTCTTACTGGATGGTAAGAAATCCAACCTTGAAGAGTCAGATGTTTTGAGAAGAAATTCTATCGCAACTCTTTTGTCCGATTGGGGATTAGTAGAGATTGTCAGTAGAGAACAAGTCAAAGAGTGTGCCCCTCTTCGACAGATTAAAATCATTGGGTTCAAAGAAAAGGATGAATGGGAACTCTGTCCCAAATACAATATAGGAAACAAGTAAATTATGATTAGTCATGTACCGAACGTAGTTTTTAAGCTACGTGTTAGGGATGAATCCCTTCTTGATGATAATCCGTTCCGGTGGGAACATCTTTCTACCAACGATCTTTTTAAAGGTAAACGTGTGCTTATGTTTAGTCTGCCAGGCGCATTCACACCTACCTGTTCAACGTACCAGTTACCAAACTTCGAGAAACTGTATCACCAGTTTCGTGCACAAGGCATCGACGAAATCTACTGCATGTCAGTCAATGACGCATTTGTCATGAATGCATGGGCGAAGGGTCAAGGTCTGGAAAATGTCAAGGTTCTACCAGATGGTTCTGGTGAATTCACTCGACAAATGGGTATGCTCGTAGACAAGGACAACCTTGGATTCGGTATGCGATCGTGGCGTTATGCTGTTCTTGTGGACGATTGTTTCATTGTCAATTCATGGATTGAACCTGGCTTACGAGATAATGCGGAGGACGATCCCTATGGTGAGACCGACCCCCACAATATCCTTGCTAGTTTAGTTTAACCACCAGCTGTCGTACTCGGCAAGATTGCCTTTTCTTAGATTGTTCAATTGTAATCCGTCCATCGAGGCGGATTTCTTTTGGAGGGGTTCTCACAATAACACGGGTATCTTCTCGAATGTCTTTTCGACATGCGAC